TGATGGCATTCCCAATATATTTGAAGCGCAGCTGAAGGATGAGCCTAGGTTATTGGAGAAAGTTAAGGTTGGTAAAACTCGTGTGTTTTGTACCTCCACTTTTCCTAATCTTATAGTGCAGCGCATGTTTTTGGGGCCTATGTTTTCGTCTATGGTAGAGAACCCGCGTGTGTTTGGAACTGCTATTGGGACGAATATGCATGTGCAGGGTAACCAGTTGTGGACTATGCTCATCAATTTTTCAGATAAGTGGATGGAAGGAGATTATGGGGGTTATGATCAGATGATGCCAGTTGAACTTGCTGTTGCCTCAGCATCGGTTGTCTACCGTGTTTGCGAGGCAATGGGGTATGATAAGGACGCTTTAGTTTGTCTCGGTGGAGTATTGAGCGATCAAATTTACCCCCTCCTCTCAGTGAATAGAGATTTATTCTCCGTGCCTGGATATCAACCATCGGGGAAATATGGCACTGCTGAAGACAATTCTTTGCGTGGACTTCTGTTGCTTATGTATCACTGGAGCTCACGTTACCCCGTGGACGATTTTTTTGAAGGTTGTTGTCCTTTGATTTATGGTGATGATGTCTTAGTTTCTGTTAAGGAAAAGTATATAGTTCACATGAATAATGTGACTTATGCAAGATTTATAGCGGAAGAGACTTCTATGACGTTTACAAGTGCGTCAAAGAGCCTTGAATTAACTCCTTTCATTCGTCCTCGTGAGGCAAGTTTCTTGAAACGAAACTTCGTTAAGCGTAAGTGGTTTGACGGTAAGACCGTCGCGCCCTTACAGTGTGATTCTATCAAGCGATCGTTGGATTGGGTTTTGCCTTCGAAGTATGAATCTCGGCCGAGGCAGTTGATTGGTACCATAACTGCCGCGTTGCGAGAATTGCTCTTCCATTTCGCTCCTGCTGAAGTAGAGAATATAAGACGGGAACTTATTAAATCCCTTTGTGATAATTACTCCTTAGATTATGTAGACGTGGATATGCGGGTTCCTGATGCCATCGATACTTATAAGGATTTGTTTAGCAAGCAAGTTATAGCTGAAAACGTGGTGGGATCAGCGGAAGAATCACCCCAGTTTGTTGATTACCTGTCATTGTTTTTTCGAGGTTTAGGCATTGATATGGCTTCAGATTGTGAGTTTAAAACTCAATCAGATAGTGAGATGAACGTTACCCTATCTGAAAATTTACCGTTCGCGAACATGGATTTATTGTATGAATACACTGAGGAATACGATCGTCTTGGTAAGCGTTTGAAGCAGCTTAATTCGGCACTCGGCGACGAATTTAAGAGCATTGATGATCTTTTAGCTTATAAGGAATCTACGGCTTATCTTACGAGTGTTGTTGAACAACATCGTATAGATGAGATCACCGAGATTTTTGGCGAGATTTATGCTATTCGTGCTTCTATGACGATTTATGCTAAGAAATTGCGACGTATGGAAAGGGGAGATATTGTTACGCAATCATTGGCAGAGGTTGTGCCTGGTGCTGCGAAGAATGAGGACGCTCACGTTAATGTGGAAGAATTTGATGGAGAGGCGGATACTAAAGATATTGTAGGCGAGATGCCCACTATCAGTATCTTTAAAGAAAGTTCTGCCGATTTGACGAATTTCTTGGGGAGACCTATGTTGCTTGCGAGTAACACTTTTTCTATGGGGTCTGCCAACACATATACATATAATGTATGGGATCTTTTTTTTAAGGATCCTACCGTTAGGGCGAAACTTCGAAATTTCTCGATGATACGTGCGAAATTGTGCTTGAAGCTGAGCATTGCGGGCACTCCTTATCATAAGGGTAGTGTTTTGGTTGCTTATGTTCCACTCCCAACAGTTAATAGTGTTTACACTTATTATTCTACCGTTGCTCCTGCGGGGATTTCGAACAATTTTACCAAATGGTTAGCGCAAACACCTGGAAATGTACGTATGGATATACGATTGAACCAGCCGGTAATTATGCACTGTCCTTTTGTTTCCCCAATGCCTGCC